AGCAGCGTGTGCGATAAGGAAGTCAGCGAAAGATTTAGGAAGAACGTCAAATGCAGAGTAACCCATTTGGATAGCATCCCAATCTGAACGGAAGTCAGTTTTACAAAGTTGTAAGTTAACTTGGAAATACTCAGGTTGAAGAATACGCTCAGTCAAAGTGATAGTAGACGTAGGGTCAAAATCACAAGTAGCGTTTTTGATGATGTCATCAGTAGCTACACGCTTGATAACTTGCTTGAATTTGACGTTAGGCATAATTGTGATACCGCCTTTGTCAAGGGTTGGAGCGGAAAGAAGAGCAGCAGCAATGTACTTTCCAGCAAAATCTCCACTATATGTAGTGGTAATCGATGTTGTAGTAGGCATAATAAATTAATTTTTAATTATTTAATGTTAGAAATTCTTGATAATACCGTGTCCATAGTTGTTACGTTTCTTTTAGCAGCAAACTTGAATACATCGGTAGCTTGTGAGTTTTCAGGATTGAAAGAAATCGGCTTAGGCTCTTCGCTTAATTCTACAGGTGCAACTTCTTCTGCAACTTCAGTAGATAAATTGAGCTGTGCTTTCAATTCTTCGTTCTCTTTTTTAAGTGCTTCGATTTCGCTAAAGAAAGATTCTTTAACGATAGACTCAACGATTTTTTTAGCTTGTGGAGCAGTTTCGGTAGCAGCTTCAACTTCCTCTTCTACTTCAGGAGCTTCTTCTACTTCTACTTCAACTTCAGGTTCAGCAGCTTCACGAACGTCAGCAATAACACCTTCTTCGATAACTACAAGGATACGCATATCCTCTAACTCGTACTCTCCTACAGGAACAGGGATACGTTGTTCGTCTTCCGTTAGGATAAACACAGGTTGACCTGCTTCAAAAGCATCTGCTTCAAGCATAGATACTCCGTCTGAAAGGAGCATAGTTTCCAACTTCACTTCTAAACCTAAAAGTGTGCGGACTTTGTTTAAGATTGATTTTTCGTTCATTTGTTTAGATTTTAATTCCTTTGTAGGTTTGTTCAGCAGTTTTAATTTCTGATTTAATATCTTCCATTCTTTTTAATGCAGCAAGAAGTTCTTTGTAGAATGGAGCGCCAGTTACATCAATACCAAGCTCTTTACCCATATTCAACATTTTTACTTTTAAATCTTGAAGTGCTTTTTCTTTGTTGAATAAGTTGCTGATTTCAGTTTGTGCAGTTTCATAAGTCTTTTTTGCTGCAAATAACTCGTTGTAAAATTTAGTTATTCCCTTATCGGTTTTATCATACGCATCATAGATTTGATTTAATGCGGTATCAACATCATCTTTAATACTTAATGCAACCTCATGCGAAGCCAATTGAGTTTCCTCTTTGAACAACTTATTGTAAACTGATTTTTGTGTATTCATTTGTTTAGTTATTGTATACAAAGAAAAAACCAACGGCTTGTATCTTTGTTTTATTTTTAATATATTTGAGTATGAAACGAACGAGAAAAAAGGTAGGTCAATACAAGCCAAAAGATGATATTGTAAATAAATTTATACACACCTATGGTTTGTGTGCATCAATAATCTTTCCTAAACAAACAGATTTACTTAAACCAAAACCATCAAAGAAAAATGAAATGTGGAGTAAGAATGATATTAAGCCTTACTATTTGCATTACAAAAAGAAATATATTAAACAATATGGAAAGTTAACGCACTACCATGAAAGATGTATTTCAAACGCAGTTAAACGTCATATTCCAAAATACTTTTGCCGTGTTTGTAATGAATACAGCGACTATAGAATATATAAATACGATAATATACATATTGATTGCAAAACTTGTACCACAAAAAGAACTAATCAGTATTGTAAAAAGAAATATAAAGAAGATAGTTTATTTCGATTTGTAACAAATGCAAGACAATTAATCTATTTATCATTACGCAATCAAGGTTACAAAAAAGGTAGTAAAAGCGCAAAGATACTGGGTTGCGAATGGGATTTTTTTAAAGATTATATTGAACGTAGGTTTCAATCAGGTATGAGTTGGGATAACTACGGAAAATGGCACTTAGACCATATATACCCAATAAGTAAAGCCACCTCTTACGAAATGGCTTTAGAATTAAATCACTATACAAATTTTCAGCCGTTGTGGGCTTTTGATAATATTAGTAAGAATAATAAGGTCGTTGAACATCAACGCAAACTTGCCTTGTAACTATCCGTTTTGACGTACGATAGTTCTCACTCCGTTAACCTCAGTTTGAATAGCAGCAGGCTCATTTACCGTAGCCGTTTTACCAATTCCTTGAGCCTCTAAACTTCCGTCACAACACTTGGTTGAATATTTTCCGTCTGCGCATAGGCAGCCTCTTCGTGAACCCTCACGAGGACTTGCTTTACTTGGTGTTTTAAATTTCATATTATAATGCTTTTAATTTAGTAGATAATGATTTATATTGATTTACATCTTTTATAGCCAGTTTCATATCTTTTAGTTCTTGAATATTATCCACATTAACACCTATTTCTTTAGCGAGCTGCTCATATTTATTAATTACTTTTGGCATTTCATCTGACAATTTAACCGCTTCATCTATTTTATCAGTTAGCGTTCTAATCTCTTTACTAATAGCAGAATATTTAGAATTAATTGTATCAGTCAAACCATAGTACTTATTGATTAATTGTTTTGAATCATCTGCAATACTTAACTCTACTTCGTGTTTAGCGAGTTCTACACCTTTAATCTCTGCTGCGTTACGCTCCATTTGAGCGATTTTGTTTAGGATATTATTCATTAGTTTTATTTTAGTAAGTTTTTAAGTTGTTCAATAATTTCATTTTTCTTTTGTTGCTCCAAAGACATTTCTAACTTGTCAGCAAAGTAACCCTCAATTGAAAAGCCTTTAACCTTGCCAGCTTTTACTTTTGCCCATACATCATCGTTATTTACTTTCATTAAAATCATCCAAGTTCCTTTAGGAAGGTCAAATCCGTAGACTTTTGATTTATCCATTTCAGTATCATCAATTATCCAAGACTCTACAACTGACATATCTTTTAATTCAGTTTTATGCTCATAAGTAGCATTATTTTGATTAGAGTTCATTTGAAATAAATGCGCTGCTTTACGCACCGTGTCCTCCGAAAAGTAGATGTAGTATTCCTCTTTCTTTGCGTTTACACGATAGATTTTTTTGTTAGGTATCAAAGCAGCACCCATTAAGATTCGCTTCTCTTTGTCAACTTCTTTGAGTTCTACTTCGTGTTTTGATAGGGCAATAAAGTTCTCCTCAATGGCAGGAGACTCGACTACACTCACGGCATCAATTCCGCTTGCTGCGTCTTTTTCGTCAATGATTAATTCAATTACTTGCATATCTATTCAACTTTTAATTGTTACAATGTTGCGTTTTCAATTCGGTTTCTATCTAAACTCTGAGCCGTAGTTACTGAACCACTTACCACATATGCCTGAACTGGTTGTTGCTGAAGTTGCGCTAACTGATTGATACCTGAGTTTCCGACCACGTTAAAGTTTGGAGCTTGTGCTGCTGAACCCGAAAAACTATTCGATATGTTACCACCGCCACCGCCACCGCCACCATCAGGTGTTTGTACGGCAGTAATTGCTTTGATGTTTTTAATACCTGCTGCAATAGCTAAACCTGCGTTGATAGGAGCTAATACAGGACCAACTACAGGAATACCCACAGTAGACGTGTAAGCCTTTTGTGCTGATACAAATGTTGATATTGTAGCCTCTGCAATTGCCGCTGCCTTACCTGCTGCTGTTTGCTCTCCAAATAAATCTGCTATCTGACCTAAAGTAGAAGCAGTAGCCATTAATGCGTCTTCCTGCGCTTTCTTTTTTGCATCGTCAAGTTCCTTCTCTCTTTGATATATACGCTCACGGACTTCTTGGACACCTACTAAACCTGCCTTTTGTTGCTCTTGAAATTCCTTAGTAGTTTTAATAGAACTTATAGTTGCTATTTTGACTTGTTCGTTTCCGCCTCGACTTAAATCAACTTGTCTATCCGTAATTTCTTTCAGTTCTTTATCACGAGCCTCCTCTAAAGCCTTAATGTCTTTTCCGTACTTTTTAGCGAGTTTAATCTGCTCAGCATACTTAGCCTCAACGGCATCAATTTGACGTTGTGATTCTTCTTTTAATAGC